CGACTACGACCGCTTCATGGCCCTGTCCAGCCGCGATTACAACGGCCTGGCTGGCAACCTGGTTGGCACTGCCCGTTCTTTCGGCAATCAGAAGTCTGACAAGGCTTATGAGCGCTCCTACGTCGGCATGGTGGCTGGCTTTGACACCTACAAGATGGACTACGCCAACCGTCAAGCTGCTGCAGCTGGTGGTGGCTCCATCACCATCGACACCGATGGCACAGGCACCCAAGCCAACTACACGCCCCAGGCCACCTCGACTGCCGTCGGCGGCCAGATCAACGTGGACAACCGTTTCCAGACCGTCACCGTGTCGTCTACGACCAGTGTGGCTGCTGGCGACGCCTTCACGATTGCTGGCGTCTATGCCGTGCACCACATCACCAAGCAAAGCACTGGTCAGCTCAAGACCTTCCGCGTTGTCTCGGTGGATTCGGCAACGACCATGACCATCACGCCTCCGATCATCGGTGCCCAGGGTGTTTCGCCCACCGACGCTCAGCTGCAGTACAAGAACGTGGAAGTTTCCACGCCTTCCAACACTGCCGCCATCGTCTGGCTGAACGTGAACACCGCCCAGGTCAACGTGTTCTGGCAGCGTGACTCGCTGGAGATTCTGCCTGGCCGTTATGCCGTGCCTTCCGATGCTGGCGTCGCAGTGATGCGTGCAAGCACCGACCAGGGCATCGAGCTGGTGCTGCAGAAGTTCTACGACATCGACAGCATGACGATCAAGTATCGTCTTGACACCCTGTTCGGTGTGGTGAACAAGAACCCCGAGATGTCCGGCATCTTGTTGTTCAACCAGTAATCTGGCAAAAGACTGGGGGGCTTTGGCCCCCCTTTCTGCATAGGAGACCAAAATGCCACTGACCAAAGGTTACTCAAGCAAGACCATCAGCAAGAACATCTCGAAAGAGATGAAGGCTGGCATGCCTCAAAAGCAGGCCGTGGCCGTTTCCCTGAACGTCGCTCGCAAGGCGGCCAAAGCTGCTGGCAAGCCTGGCAAGGCTCCAAAAGCAGCACCCAAGAAGGCCAAGAAATGAAGGCCGGTTTGTACGCCAACATCCACGCCAAGCGTGAGCGCATCGAGAAGCAAAAGGCTGCAGGCAAGACGCCTGAGCGCATGCGCAAGCCTGGCACCAAAGGCGCACCGACCGCTGCAGCTTTCAAGGCCGCAGCCAAAACAGCCAAGAAGAAAGGCAAATGATGGAAGCCATCATCCTCGCCCCCAAATACCGCAAGGGCAAAAAGCCCGTGAAGGTTCGCAAGCCTTCCAAGCCCATCGATGGCATCAACCACCGCCTGCTGGCCGAGAAGGTTTCCGAAGTCGTGCAGGCTGTTGAAACCAGTGTTCCTGACGACAACGCAGCTCCGACCCGCATCGAGTTTGTCGAGAAGGCCAAAGAACTCGGCCTGACTTTCACCAAGCGCACCAGCGACGAGAAGCTGCTGGCCATGATCACCGAAGCACTGAACAAGCAGGAGGCCTGACATGGGTTACAGCAAGCGCCAATTCGTGAACGCAGCGTTCGAGGAGATCGGCCTTGCGTCCTATGTTTTCGACCTGCAGCCCGAGCAGTTGCAGTCTGCCCTGCGTCGCCTGGACGCCATGATGGCCGACTGGAACGGCAAAGGCATCCGTCTCGGCTACCCGATCCCAGGCAGTCCGCAGTACAGCGACCTGGACGAGCCGTCCGAAGTGCCCGACAGCGCCAACGAGGCAATCATCACGAACCTGGCCATCCGCATTGCGCCTGGCTACGGCAAGGTGGTGATGCCAGAGACAAAGGCCGTGGCAAAGGACAGCTACAACACCCTGCTGCAGCGTGCGACCGCGCCTTACCCGCAGCAACTCCCGTCCACGATGCCTGCTGGCGCTGGCAACAAGCCCTGGCGCGTGTACGACAACCCGTTCATCCGTCCTCCGGTCGATCCAGTCGATGCTGGCCCAGACGGCCCTCTCCAGTTCAACTAAGGATTCATCATGGCCTACATCAACCAACTGCCGCTGCTCATGGTCGCCTCACCTGGCGATCAGATTCCCGTCTACACCCCGAACAACGGCGACGCCCGTCGTCTGCCCATCGGTGCGCTGCTGGCATACTTCCAGCAGAACTTTGCCAGCCCTACACTGGCCACCAACGTCTACACTCCTGGAACAGGATTTAACGTGGCCGTGCCAACGCCTGTTGCTCAGCAGCAGTGGATGCTGATCCAGCCTGCTGGCACTTTGGCCACTGGCACGATCACCCTGCCGTTGAATACCCAGACGCCTGACGGCATGGAAGTGCTTATCACCACCACGCAGCAGATCACTGCCTTCACGCTGGCCCTGAACGGCGCAAGCGCTGCCTATGGCGACCCGACCACTTTGGCCGCCGAGGACTTCTTCCGCATGCGCTTCGTGCAGTCCACCAACAGCTGGTATCGGATCGCCTGATGGCCACTAAAAAAGACCCAAGGCTGGAGCGCGTTGGCGTGCAGGGCTACAACAAGCCCAAGCGCACGCCAACGCATCCAACCAAGTCACACGTCGTTGTGGCCAAGGAAGGCGATCAGGTGAAGACCATCCGCTTTGGTCAGCAAGGTGTGTCCGGGTCTCCAAAGCGTGAAGGTGAGAGCAAGGCCGACAAGACGCGGCGCGAATCTTTCAAGGCCAGGCACGCAGAGAACATCGCCAAGGGCAAAATGAGCGCTGTGTACTGGGCAAACAAGGTGAAGTGGTAAGCCATGCAAATTCCAATCCTCAACGGCATCTACGCTGACAACGGCCCGGACTTGCGCACGAGCTATCCAATCAACCTGGTGCCCGTGCCCAAGAAGTCCGGCATCAGTGCCGGTTTTTTGCGTCCTGGTGACGGCATCGTCGGCAACGGCACTGGCCCTGGTGTGGATCGTGGCGGCATCAACTGGAATGGCGTCTGCTACCGAGTCATGGGCACAAAGCTCGTGACCGTGGCCAGCAATGGCGCTGTGACAGTGCTTGGTGACGTTGGCGGCCCCGTCAACACGTTGGTGACGATGGACTACAGCTTCGACCGACTGGCCATCGCATCCGGCGGCCGCCTGTACTACTGGTCGCCATCGCTTGGCCTGATTCAAGTGACAGACCCTGACCTTGGCATCGTGCTTGATGTGGTGTGGGTGGACGGCTATTTCATGACCACCGACGGAACCAGTTTGGTGGTGACAGAACTGAGCGACCCGACCCAGGTCAACCCGCTGAAGTACGGCAGCTCAGAAGTCGACCCAGACCCCGTGGTGGCGCTGCTCAAGCTGCGCAACGAGGTCTATGCGCTGAACCGAAACACCATCGAGGTGTTTGACAACGTGGGTGGTGACTTTTTTCCATTCCAGCGCATGGATGGGGCACAGGTGCAGAAGGGCGTCATCGGCACCTTCGGCTGCTGCGTGTTCGTGGAAATGATCGCTTTCCTTGGCAGTGGTCGCAACGAAGAGCCTGGCATCTACCTGGGTGGAAACGCAACTGCTCAAAAAATAAGCACGCAGGAAATCGACCAGCTGCTCCTGAACTACACCGAAGTGCAGCTGGCCACCGTTAAGCTAGAGGCACGCAACGACCGAGCCCATCAGCATTTGTACGTCCATCTGCCAGACCGGACTATCGTTTATGACGCTGCTGCATCGGCAGAGCTTGGCGAGCAGGTCTGGTTCACGCTAACAACTTCGACGGTCGGCTTCAGCCAGTACCGTGCGCGAAACCTCGTCTGGGCCTATGACAAGTGGCTGGTCGGTGACCCGCAGTCCAGCGCCATCGGCTATCTGGTGGATAACATCGGCACGCACTGGGGCCAGATCGTGCGCTGGGAGTTCGGCACGCTGATCGTCTACAACGAGAGCAACGGCGCGATCTTCAACGAGCTGGAGCTTGTGAGCCTCACAGGCCGCGTGGCCTTGGGCGTTGATCCGATCATCACGACCAGCTACTCCGTGGACGGCGTGGCATGGAGCCAAGACCGTCCGCTGCGCGTCGGCACGACTGGCAACACCACCAAGCGCCTGGCATGGTTCCAGCAAGGGCACATGCGCAACTGGCGCATCCAGCGTTTCCGTGGTGACAGCCAGGCCCACCTCTCCTTTGTGCGTCTTGAGGCTCAGATCGAGCCATTGGCATACTAATGGCAACGCAAAAGCTTAACCTCACCCGCGATCAACTCGCATCCTTCCTCAAGAACTTTGAGCAGGTCAAGCAGTTTGAACGGCTGTTTCAGATTGCCGACGAGGTTGCTCCTGCGAGCGACACGACCGGCATCAGCATCCAGGCAGGCACGGCGCAGGCCACTGCAAACGATGCTCTGGCGCAGTTGCAGCGCATTGGTGATCTGCTGGCACTGATCGCAAGTGCACCGGCCACTGAGAACAACAACTCAGTGGCAACGGATTACATTGACCTGAGCGAATCACCAGCACCAGTCGACAAAACCCGTCGCCTTGCCTGGAACACAACTGATCAAACCGTCAACCTTGGGATGGACTACGGCGTCACTCAACAGATCGGACAAGAGACCTATGCACGTGTTGGCAACATCACTGGCGTGACAATTCCGAACGGAACTGTCGTTGGGTTTGCTGGATCGACACCAAATGCGTTGCTGGTCGCTCCGTACCTCGCAGACGGCAGCAGTCCATCGCTCTACATCCTGGGCGTCATGACCCACGACTTGCCAGACAGCGGCCAAAAGGGCTATTGCACGACATGGGGCTTTGTTCGAGACATCGACACCAGCGCTTTCTCGCCAGGTGACTTGCTTTACGCAAGCCCGACAGTAGCAGGAGCGTTCACCAATGTGAAGCCAACGGCCCCAGACAATGTGATCCCTCTGGCTGCGTGCATCACTTCAGACGCGACGACTGGCGTGATCTTCGTGCGGCCAACGATCCAGCAGATGCAGTATTACGGCGTGTTCACCAAGACCACAGACCAGACTCCTGCGGTCATCAACACCGAATACCTGCTGACGTTTGACAACACGCAGATCAGCAATGGCGTGACCATTGGGACACCAACATCTCGCATCGTTGTACCTGAATCCGGTTTGTATCGTCTCGATGCAACGGTGCAGATCACAAGCGGCAGTTCCTCGGCGAAAAACATCTGGGTCTGGTTCAAAAAGAACGGCACAGCCATCGCAAACAGTGCGCGTCTTGTCACATCCGATCTGAACAACGGATACATCCCCATCGCCTTGATGGAGCCTTTATCACTTGCGGCCAACGACTACATCGAGCTGGCATTTGCGGCAGACAGCACAAACGTCACAATCGACACAGTGGCATCCACAGCATTTGCACCAGGCGCACCTGCTGTCGTGCTGTCCGTCACTCAAGTTCAACAGTAAGGAGCAACCATGAGCGTCCTAGTAAAAACCCTTATCCCATCGAAGCAGGCAGAAAGCTCGCAGACCACGCAATACACCGCTGTGAACTGCAAGACCATCATCGACAAGTTCAC